ACCTTCGCTTCAAAGCCTAACTTTGCTTGAGCTGCTGCAAGAATTCCTGGTTTTATCATCTCTGTGGGTCGGATATCAAACATGGGACTAAGTGTGGCAGTCATATCGTTCAAGGTATTTCCTATCGTCGTGTCCGGACCACCCGTGCCACGCTGGATCGGCATGTCGAGTATGATATTGATTTCCAAAGTCTTTTCTTCGTATCTTGAGGGTTTACATGTCGCCCTAGCCAAGCGTTCCAACTTGACATAAGGGACTCCTAAAATGTGCATGAGTTCTGCTGCATTATCAAGAGCATGAACTCCTTGGGTACGGTCAAATTTAGAAAAATCATTTTCTAATATGAAGATTCCTTTCTTAGTTCGTACTATCGCAAAGAAATCGTCTCCCGCAAAAATTGCTGCCATCATTCCCACCTCGCTGCCATTGGTATCGCATACGGGCCGAGAAAAGATAAATATCAGGGACTCCCTCATCCACGTGTCCAAATCTTCCGCAGTTCTTCCGGACCCCACTGAAAACGTGAAGTACCATTCAAATAGTTTTTTCCCATTTTTGTAAGAAGGTAGATGATGTTCCCTCTTCTCGTTGAAAACGCCCTTCAGGTTGTCCATGGCCAAGTCAATGTCCGGAGCTAAATCAGCTTGTAGGGAAGGACTCATGGATTTTATAATCCTAGCTTTTAATCCTTCGTTTTCCTTAATCGTTAACACCTCGTCACCTTTTAAGAATAAGGAGTTTTTGACGCGTGTGTCTCCTTCTTCTCTCATCTGGATCCCTTGTAGAGCTCTATTTCTTTTTGCAGAGGTCTTGAATTTTGCAGCCCATTCTTCTCTTTTCAATCTAGCTCGATCTTTGTAGTAAGTCTTCTGGTCAAGATACATCGCTACTCGCACTGTCGCAGCGCGCCATCTTTTACCCATAGGACATTCATTATACGCATTTCGTTTGTTGAGGATTGACATTTGACAATTCACCCCTCCGGGACCGTGATTATTCTCACAGGTTTCTGAGATAATCGTTTCTGCTAAATTTCTTTTCATAAAAGCGTACATGAAATGGTACACACCTTGTGGTCTACTTTTCAGAGCATTCGTTGAAATCAATTCGTATATGAATGCTGTTGGTGGTTTCCCTTCATAGAGTCCTATGGGTATTCCTCTCATATTTAAGAAAAATTTAAATGCTTCAGAGTAGTCAGCTTCATTTTCGAATCTATCCGCATTTTTCACTGCTTGCTCTACCGTTAACGGTTGGATTTCTCTGAAGTCTATCTCTACTCTGGGGCAATTGGTATCATAATAAGCTTCGTCGAACAATTTTATGTCTTCTAATTTTTCTTCGGTTTCATGTAAACTATCCAAAAAACAGTACTCGGCATCCTGAAAAGCTCTCCAGTCTAATTCGTCATGTGAATAATCTGACTCCTCACTCTCTTGTTCCACTACTTTATCCTTTCGACTAAAGGTCTTAAGTAGAATATAAATCGTGGTGGCGATTCCCAAAATGGCCGCAATCGCGTCAGGCGTTAGCAACCACGTCATTGTTCTCAGTTCTGTCGGGATTTTCCGTTTAAATTCTAACATTTGTTGCGTGAGAGTCTCCGAGACATCATTAATTCTATAGTGTGAAAGGGGACCAATCGTTATGATTGTTGATAATAACACTGCTAGGAATGGTACTATTTTATTGGTGCTCCACCTTGTGGCAAACCCTATCACCAACATTGCAGACCAAAAATGAGACGCTCCTACAGTTTTTAGGAAGTCGTCTCCTGTCTTGCTCAAATAACTTGCATTTACCACGAATTGGAGAGCATTCCAAATTAGATGCGCAGCTTGGCGGTCTCTGAGTTTTTGTGGGATCATAAACGCACTATGGAAACTAATTCTTAAGAGCAGGTCAAATATGGTTTTGTGCGGAGAACTACACACGTGTTCAAAGGCTCCGAATAAGACGCCTGCTGCCCATTTTGGTGCAAAACTTTTCAGGGCTTCTTCGTAGTACGGAGCTAAATACGGCAAGTTTAAAACTGTGCCAAAAAGCACCGAGAGGGAAAAGGTTATTGTTGGTCTTGGGACCCACTCCTTCAGCTGTGTTATCCCTACAGTCGGATAGGATTTGCCAACTGACGTTGAGAAGTAGTTCGTTAAAGTTCTCGGTGCTTCCCCTGGTTTCAGAGTCCCCACCGCGTACGGCGCTAATTTTTTAACAAGTGTTTTGTTCCTGTACATCATAGTCCCGCAGACTAATAGAGTGCCCGTGAAAGTGACTGCTTTGACCAAATCAAGCAAAGTGAGTTTATTATCGCTTCTCGCTTTCTGAGGTGCTGAGCGGGTCTCCTTAAATTCTGCTAGTGGTTCGGCGAAAGTCCTTGCTGCTCTAGTATGCATCTCAGACTCGTATTCTAGTCCGGCCCACATTAAGTAGTGCGAAGTATCGGTGATTACTCTTTCAACATCTAGACCAACTGCGTCGAAGAAAGTGTGATTTGCTAAAACATCGTCACTGACTTGTGCTGTGATCTGGGTCAATTGATAACCTGCTCTAGTTTTATTGATCAGATTGCTAATTCTCTTCATAGAAGGGACAAAAACGAAAAGATCCTTATCATAAGCATCTTCCGTCCAAAACCACCACTCGTTTAGTTTTCGCATGGTCCATTTAATCAAATTGTCTTTTCGGTGATAAATTCTCTTAATCTGAACTAGACCGCTTTCCGCTGTGTATTTTTTTGAACTGAATGTCACTTTAGGTCCTAAAATCGTATCAGTTAATTGACCTACAAAGAGGGCATAATCCGACACTCTCCTATGGAGTGTCCAATGCAGGCACTTATCTCCTACTCGAGTAGAAACGTTGTTGTACCACGCTTCTGTAACGTCTTCGTGGTCCGGCCATGATTGTTCTCCAATAGCAGGACTCTGTGATATGACGCTGCCCTGCCTGGTCCAGGGGCCTTCTCCGAAATTTTTCCCTGCGATCGCTTCTTGAGCAAACAATTGTATGCAGAAGATCATATACTTGCTTTTAGCATTATATAGTTCTTCCGCTACTTGTTGGGGAGTAATGTAAACGTCCGTATAGATTGCCACCTTGTGCGGCCTTAAATCTTCCGAAGGGTTTTGTCTGAGAGCCGGAGTGTATTCTACCGCATCCTTTTCGGTCAATATCGGTCTATACCAACCTGATGTGAAGGCTCCCAAGTGGTCCGCTCCGACACTGTGTCTCCATGATTCCATGAAACGCCTTGATCCATAACAATCGACAAAACCATCGACACTCGGATCTGTTTTAGCATAGTCCAAAAATTTCTCGAACACGAATCTTTCCATGATTCGTCTAGCCGCTCTCGAAATAGGGTGCGTCAAGGGAGTAACGCCTCTTGGCTTACTCACCACCATCCGGTGGGACTCTATCAAACTTATGGCAGAGTCACCTTCTGCGGTTATAGGTTTCGTGCGGAGTTGATGATCCGCCAATATCAGCTGGGTTTCCCGCGCACTAATCCCTACAGTTCTCGCTCTATTTGCAATCTTCACTATTTCCGTAACAGTAAAGTGTTGCGTTCGCTTATAGCAAAAGCGCATTAATTCTGAGCTATTCGAAAAATAAAAATCCTTTGCAACTGGTTCCTTCTCGGGTTTTGCAATCTCTACTTTCTTCATTCTTATAGAACTATCGAACGCTCAAC